TCATATCTGTTGAAAATTTGCTCAGCAATATAGATATATCTGCCCCAGCCAATTGGTGCACTATCATTATCAAGTTCAGAAATCAAAAATGCTAATTTCCAAATAGGATTAGCAGCAATTTCTGTATTGATATAAGTTGGATCACTCATTTTCCCCTCCTTAGTGTTATATAAAGCTCTTGATAATCATCAGCAGAAAGTATCCTCCCATCAAGTGGTAAAAATCCACTTGGTATAAAATATCCACCATCAGAATAAAATTCTACAGGACTGCCATCTCCACCTATATAAGTAGCTGGACTAAATGTTTTTAAAAATCTCCCAAGTGGCGTTAAGGCAGCTGCACCAATGGCTGACCTTTTTAAGAAAGATCTTCTTGATATCATAACCCTTCTACCTCGATGCGGTTTGATCCACAGCATCTGCAATAAGAATCTTTATACCACCTATACCAAACTTCACCACAACTTGCACATTCATGTCGATAGTTCATCACCCCTCCTGTAACATTTGAATTGTAAATTCATTATGATACTGTTTTCCATCGCCAAACTCTACAACAAACCTAACAACTTCATGTTGCACAATTTTAATTGGATGGCCTAAAATTCTTTCTGGCGCATGCTGTGCACCAGGAAAATATAAATCTTGACCCTGTGAATTTTTACAACTTTTTATTAGTTGCAAATCACTGGCTGATATTTCCCAATGAGTCCTTATCAAAGATGCTATCATCAAGGCATCAGATATATTGTTCAAAAAATCGCTCATCATACCTCCCTTGTTATTCTTGCAATGTTTTTAGTAAAGATCAAACTCCACCCATTGATCTTTTCCCCATAGACAATATACCAATCCTTGTCTTCCTTCCCAGTCTCTGCAATGTGTTTGCCAAGTTTGAGATAGTCTTGCTTCTTGATTTTACACATAACAGATCCTGTATCATCTTCAAGAGTTAAATTCAACCATGAAGTCTGGCCTTTCTCATATTTGCCATCACGCTCGTTTACAAAACATGCTTCATTGGCATCTCTGAGGTTTTTCTTTATCATGCACCCAATGACTGTGAATTTGCCATTTTGTTGGGTATCCTTTATGTGAGTGACCCTGCCATTCAATCCGTGTGATTGGGGATCTGTATAGTAATCACCATACAACTCTTTACCTGGATATAAATACTTGAAGGTGCTCACAGATTTATTGATACTTGCTTGAATGCCAGCTGGATATGCAGCACCAGTCTTGCGGCATTTTATTATCTGATTTGCTTTTGCCTGTGCAATACCATGTATGGTTTTTAATCCACCATACAAGATGCCATCTTTTACAGACCACTCAGGCTCAGATAATTCATAGTCAATGTACTTATATACAACCCCATCATTCTCAACTGCATCTCTTAAGATCTTGAGTGCAGATGAATCAGATTTTGCGTGGTTGAGACAAGCCACTACAAATTCAAGCGGGTAATTACCCTTCATATATGCACAAAGATATGAGATGAGACCATATGATACAGCGTGGCTCTTATTGAACGACCATGATCCCATTGTATTAATGTTATCCCAAATCTTTCTGGCTTCATCTTCTTCAAGGCCATTCTCTTCACACCCTTTCCTGAAATTCTTCCACATTTTATCAAAGAATTCAACACCAAGACTTTTACTCATTGCCTTCCTGATTGCTGATGTGTCTTCCCAAGATAGCCTGCCAAGCTCTCTAACAATTTTCATCACTTGTTCTTGATAAATCACAACACCATATGTTGGCTTCAGAGCATCAATCACAATTGGGTGATTGTGGACATATTTGATAGATTCTTTCCCAGTCCGGAATTTCATATAGCGGTTTGCTCCACCTGAATTCAATGGTCCTGGCCTACCTAATGCTGTCAAAGCTGCTATGTCTTCTATGTTTATGACTTCCATCTGCTTAGCAAGACCATTGACTGCTGGACCTTCAAACTGGAATATTCCATTGTATCTCTGATCATTGAATACAGCATATGCTTTTGGGTCATCCAGTTCAATTTCATATAGCCACTCATATGGCTTTCCTATCTGATCACAAACGTTTGCCAATATTGAAAGTGTCCTGAGACCAAGTGCATCAATTTTAAGAAGGTTAATTGCTTCAGCATCCTTTTTATCAAGCATGGCAATTCGCTTGTTGTCTCTACAATTAATCCCTGCATAGCTGGTCACTGGATCACTGCAGACAAGAATTCCCGCTGCATGGACACTGGTGTGTGATGCATGTGCTTCAATTCTTGCAACTGCTCTCATCTCTGGGTATTTCTCAAGGAATGCCTTGCCAATATCTGTATCATTTAATGTATCTTCAATACAGTAATTTGCACGAGCATCGCCACCAGACCTTTCCATGATTGCATCTTTCAATTCCTCTACATCTGCCAATGGAACATTTAAGGATTGTGCAAAACGGCTGATTGCTGATTTAGCTTTCATCCTACTTATATTGGCAAGCTGTGCAACATTTGTCTTGCCATATTTTTTCTCAAGATATTGTAAGCATTTGTTTCTTTTATCATCTTGGAAATCTACATCAATATCAGGAAGATCAAAGCGATTAACATCAATAAATCGCTCAAAATAAAGGCCATATGGGATTGGATCAATCTCAGTGATTCCCATGAGATAACAAATGAGACTGCCGGCAGAAGATCCACGAGATGGCCCAACAGCCATCCTAGTTTTTGCATACCTAATAAGGTCAGCCACCACCAAGAAATAATCCACATAATCTTTGCTAATGACAAGTTCAAGTTCTCGTTCATATCTCTCCTTGTATTCACCATCATTCCAGATATCAATGCCATGATTTCTTGCCCCTTCTTCACACCACTCCTTGATGTCATCATTTCCAACATACTTCACCATTGGAGCTTTTGGCAACTCAACACTACAAGCCTCTCCAATGGCAATTAGGTTTTCAATTGCATCCTCCCTGCCAGGAAATTCAAGCAGCCACTCTTCTTTAGTAGGGATATGCAATGGATAAGTTTTTGACTCCATCAATCTTGATTCAGCAAATGGCTCATAGATAATCTTGTCTTCAATCTCTGGATAAAAATTATCAATACAAGCCACTGCAGGGATATCAAGATCACGCTCTGAGAATGGAGTGTGCAATCCCAGGTCTTGAAATACAGGCCTTGTTATTAAATCCATTCTTGGAGCAACACCAGTCAAGACAATAACACCTTCACTCAAGTCATTTACTTGATCATATGAAATTCTTGTCTTATAATAAAATTGCTGATATGCCAAGTCCACCAGATTATAAATTTCTTGCAAGCCTGTCTGTGTTTTGGCAATGAATGTCATATAGTTTGCTGGAATCCTCCTTTCTTTCAAAAGCGGATCTTCAAGAACAGGCAATCGGACACCATAAATTGGCTTGATCTTAGCTTTGCCACAAGCCTTCCTCCATCTGATATGTCCAAATGTGTTGTCTGTATCAGCCATGCCTGCCCACCTCCCCATGGTTGCACACTTCTTGGCAACCTCATCTACATGGCCAAATACAGATTTGAAAGAGAACTCAGTTTTTATGTTAATCCACATTATCTCCCACCCCCTGCTTTTAACCATTTGTATGATTCATAGGTGGCCATGATATCAACCTTTGCATCATGGGCACCAATTAATTCCTTGCCAGTGGCCAGTTCAAAAAGCTCACCATTCTTTAGTCGATAGCCTTTTAAATGCATTGATTGCTCTATTGTACAATACCAAATTGGAGGATAAGGGAAGTGAAATTCTTTCCCTAATCTCTTCAGTTCAATAATTAACATGTGCATATCAAATGTGATATTGTGGCCTATGACTGTATGAGAGCCAAAGAATGCATCTGCTAGATCAAGATATATCTCACCAAAGGTTGGTGCATCTTGGACTGTATAATCATTGATCCTGGTGATCTTTGTGATATGCTCAGGAATAGAAATTGGAGGTTTTATGTATGTGTTGACTTCAACTTCTACTTCCTCCATCTCACCAATCTGAACAGCACACACTTGAGTTGCATGTGGCTGTGAGGCAAGTGAATTGCCATCTGGCCTAATCAGACCAGTTGTCTCAAAATCCACAATTGTGATCATGTTGCATCCTCGCACAATACTGTTCCAAATGATGGAATAATTTCCATGCTGATAAAACTCATGAATTCTAAATCACCACTGTGTTTCATCTTTATTTTCTTTTTGAATTCCTTTATTGCCTCATCAAGTGCAATAACTGGATCTCTTGATGTGACAATATATACTTTCTCCCCTCCGCAAATATGAGTGAGCTTTATTTTATATGAATTCCGCAGGTCTAGTGAATTGTTCATAGATTTATCCTTCTGATTAGTTTGAGATCAAAACCCAGTTTGTCCAATGAATTAAAGATCACATACTGATATCGTCTTTTCCCAGCAATGACAGGATTGGTGTGAGATTGAGTATAGACTTCTTGAATGATATCAATTCCAAGCCTGTTCATTTTTTCTCTCCACATCCACATTTCAGTCTCATCTACATGAAGACCTTGGTGACTAGGGAAGACATCAAGATTGTTAGGATTCCTGTCCTGGTGCCAATTTGGCCCATACTGGTATCTTAAGATTTCTAATTCAAATCCAAGTTGGTAGTTAAAATATAACTCTGCACAATTTTCTCCAACAGTTTTATTAACTGTGCCTTTTGCAATTACAACATCACCCACCCACTCATCAATACCAAGAAGCTTATATTGCTCAATGACAGAATGCGGATCTTTTGCACCAAATGCAATTTGTTCAATTTTCATTTTTAAATCCCTCCACTAAATGTTTGCGGAATTCAATTACAATTTGATCAATTGTAATTTCACCATTCTTCACTGCTTCTTGAATGGCACCAGGTGGCAGATCTTCATCTTTTTTCCTGTCATAATATAGCAGGCCTGATACAAGATCATCAATTGTGTTCCGTATAGCTTGTTTCATTACACCCTCTGAATTATGATCCAGGAAATCCTGGTGATGGTTCACACTCAAGGCAATATGTTCTGCCATTTTTCAATTTAAATCTGTACAATGGATCACCATACATATTAGTTAATTCACATGGAGTCCCTTTAGGTGCAGTCACTATCTTCCATGGAAAGAATATCAGAATGAACCATGTGATAGGTCCACATCTCTTCAGTTTCTCATTCACTTTCTCCCAATCCCAACCTTCATCACTCACAGGAGTAGTTAATTCTGATTTGTTTCTAATTGTGCATATAATGTCGCTCATCATGCTCCATATGGAATTACACAGCCAGCAAGATACTTGTGCCGCTTTTTGGTTGACAAAAGAAATGCGATGAATTCAGCAAGTGTTGTTGGGTCAGTTTCTTCTCCAGCAGGAAGATTTTTCAATTGATATGCCTGAGCTTCTTCTTTGGTCCACCCTCTCAATCCTGGTACTGTATTATCAATATAGCTTGACATCTTAGTATCAGAGAGCTTATTTGGGGACACACCAAATACAGTGATATCATTTCTTCTCAGCTCTCTTGCCATCTGAAGTGTCATTATGTGAGCTGCTCCCTTACTGGCATTGTATGCTATGGAATTTGTCATGGGCATATGGCTGGCATTGGAAACAATATTTAATATTGTTCCTTTTGATTTAGCCAGCTTATATACAAATGCTTTTGTTGTGTTGAATATACCCTTTGCATTCACACCCATGATTCGATCCCATTCATCATCTGGTGTGTGTTCAATCCAGTTGATATAATTGACTCCTGCGCAGTTTATCAGGATGTCAATATTGTCAATTCTTTTAGCCACACTAGAGACTGATTCATAATCAGAAACATCACACTCAGCATAATCTATGTGCTGGACAACTGGGTGAGGAGGGCTTTTATCAAGATTAATTATATTTGAAGCACCTGATAATGAAAATAACAATTCTGATCCCAAGCCATTTGATCCCCCGGTTACAACTATAACTGGCATTCTAATTCTCCTTGATTTGAGATTTTGCCATGGCTGCATACACCATCTTGTCTTTCCAAGAATCTTCGTGCTGATTGCCTCCTGCCATAGCATTGCAGATCCTGGTTGTCTTCACAACATCCATAACCAGGCAGTGATACATAAAAAATTCTTCTTCTGTTTCAAGAGTTATCCCATCTGGGAAATTACTCTTCATGATTGCGCCATGTTTTTTCCAAGCATCTCCATATTCTTCATTCCGCTGTTTGAAAAAGTGCCCTGCTTCGCTGAGGATTTCATCTGGTGTTTTCTTGACAAGCTCTACTTCTTCCTGCGGTTGGATATTTATGGCACAGCAAGCACCCATACCAGCAGCAAGGAATGCCTGGCAGACATCCCTGCGGTCATCAAAAATGAATGCAATTTCTTTTCCTAAACGTTTGATCATGTCTGCATGGGCCAGTTTCAAGACAGGACTTGCCATTCTCATTTGATTTGCTTGCCTTGAACATATTGTATTGTGTTTAACTATATTCTGGTCAAGCCACCAAGAAGTTTTTGGCACTGTATAAAATGGTCTGGCAGTAGAAATGATAATTTCATAATGCTCTGACCATTTTTGTACCAACTTCACATTGTGTCCAATGGGTCTATCGAGATTACAACTTTTGTGAAATTCATCCCAAGACCCACCATTGGCTGGTGAAAACTTATTCCTCCATCTGGAATCAGACAGTGTCCCATCCATATCAACCATAATTACTTTTCGGTTATTTTTCACTTTTAAACTCCTTTATTCAATTAAAAACGTCTTCTTAAACGGCTTTAAATAGCTGTTTAATACCTCTTTTATACCTAGAGTATACCTTATTTTTTAAGCGATTTAAAGCCTTTTTTAAACTAACTCTTTGAAATGATAGGATTACATCGTCATTCCGTTTTTCACAACAGGTTTTGCAACATGCTGACAGCGTTCCCATTCATACTTGATTCGATCCCTTATCTCTGATGGATCAAAACAGTACTGCTGAACAGGACACTCTTTGTATCTTGGGAATGCACAGATGGCATTCTTGGCACAATAAACTTGCAGAAGTTTTTCTGCCCATGGGTGCTCAGCAACAACCAGTGCAACCATCTTTTTGAATACATCTTGGTATTCACCTTGTGTCCTTTTGCACAGTCTCAATTCTGCCATTTTTGCAAGCACACGAAGATTTACTTTGAATGTAATCTCTGTGTGAATGCCAGTTGGCAGGACATCCCTTGCATCCTGTTGATGCATTCCATCATCGTGAACCAATGATTCATACCATTCAAGTGCAGCTATCATTGCTTGTTGGTAATTAACATTATCATTGTGGTTGAAGCTAAACCCACTAGCATCAACAGTCCTCATTGATTGCTGGTTGTAGACATTATCCCTTGTGCGGACAAGTTGGTGTGTGAACGCTCGTGATACATTTTTCAAATGAAATGTATAGTGTATAAATTCAAAAGGAGTTTGAATTGTGTCAAACATGTACTCAAGATGATCTCTTTTATCGTCCATTGTCATTTTCTTCACATCATCAAATGATGTCCCTGGCTCCAGCCTTGTACTCTTTGTGAACACAAGAATATTGATAGCATCTCTTGTGTGGTTAATCAATTCAGCTTTTGGTTCAACTTTTTTCATCACTTCTCCTTATCAAGTTCACTAAGAACAGACGCATATCTGCCATTCTGCATCAATCGTCTAATTTTGAAAATATCATCAAATACATCATCAAGCATAACCTTTGGCCTCCAAGTTGCAACCCTGCCAAGGGAATATACTTTGTGTTTCATCGTAAGATCTAACAACAGGCCAGACCTGATGTCATTTGGAATTGAATTTACTTTCCCTTGCACTTGCTTGTGATCTTTTACAACATGCCCAGCAATATCATCTTGATTGATGCTGAATGAGCGATAAACATCAGCAAAATCTACTTTTGTTGGTTGACTAACACTTTCAACAATTAGCATATCACCATTCAAAGTTGCACGATACGCAGCCCAGTCAGGATGTGGATAATACACAGTTGAATATGAATCACAATTCTTTATCCTGAATTGATTCACATAAATGGGTTTTGCTTCAAGATCCAGATCATTTGGTATTGCTTTGGCTTTGAGCATGTCTGCTAGTGATTTTGTATTTATGACAGGCTCATCAAATGTATTGTTATAAATATTACTTTTCTGGAAAGCAACTTGGCAACTCTGATCCAGCAATATATCAAAGAAATCACTGGGTGGTATAAATCTTGTGCATGTATCAATGTCTGAGATACTTCTATTGGAAATTGTCCCAGATACCTTTTTTGAATACATATGAATCATGTCTGGTGTTGGCCTAACTGACCAGTCATCATACCAGATGCTTTTGTGAACCTTAACTTTCTTGAATCTGATGCCAAGGTATTCAGCAATTTTATCTGATTTCATCCTAAGCACTGCTTTGTGCTTGTCCCTGCAATACTGTTCTGAATTTGGCTCATAAATCAAAGCACTTTTAAAAATGCACCCAGCTAAAAGCCCTGAATAACCTGCTCCAATTATAATCATTTCCTTTCCCTCATTAAAGTTATGACGAGCCAAACTGGCCCACCATAAGTTTCTATTGATTGTGATTGAGCCAACACTCTGATATTATAATCATGCCTCCACTGGTTCAATTTCTTCTGGCACTCACTAATTGGGCCTTCAATAATTTTATATTCCATCAAAACTCCACATCTTTGATTTCTGGATACTTGCCCCTTGTATCAACAAGGATGCGTTTAGGAGAATTTAAACCACCAGCTGTAGCAATATCCAATGCTTCACTAGCAGTTCTTGGAAAAGGTTGATCAGTCCTTCTTTTCCACCAATGCTTTGCTTGATATGTGGCTCTACCACCATGTTCGATTGGGACATACTTTTTGAAAGACGTTATCCCACAGACATGAGTTACAAGCAGCATTGGCCTTCCTCTACCACCTACATAATAATCATAATAGATCCCAGTGACTGGATACCACAGTTCACGAGATATCACTTCACCACCAGCTGCCATTGAAGTGAGATTGTGTTTAAATATAAATTCTGTTCCACAAGCTGGGCAAGTTCTGACAGCAATGTGGACAATTTCATCACACTCTTCACAAACTTTCATTATTGGTTGCCCATTGCCATCACCAGCCAGTTTTATGACAGGTGCATCAATTGGGCCATTCCGCTGGAGGTTCCCAGCATAATCCCTGACCAGGCAATCTTCTTTCCCTTCAGCAACTCTCATACCTCTGCCAATGATCTGAACATGCAAGACAGGGCTTGCGGTTGGCCTCATAAGCACAATCATATCAACCTCTGGAATGTCAACACCTGTAGTAAGCATTGCAACAGACACCAGAGCCTGATATTGCCCCTGTTTGAACTTATCTATAATTGGCCCACGTGCAAGCCCTGTCTTTGAGTGTATTGCTTCAGATTTAACTCCAACTTCATTTAGCTTTTCTGCTATGTGTTCACAGTGTTCTATATCAATGGCATAAACCAACCACTTCTCCCTGACATCTTTATATAAGGCTAGATCTTGTACAATTTCAGCAGTGATTGCTTCTTTATCAAAAGCCATTGAAAGCTCTTTGATGATAAAGTCTCCAGCTTGTTTCTTGATGGCTGAAGCATCCATTGTAATTCCAGGTTGCTTATTAGTTATTTTACATAACTTTCCTTGATCTTGCAATGTTTTTATTTTGATGGTATATATTATGTCATCAAAGAATGCTTTGTCACCTAAGTGTAGATAGCCAGTGCCAAGACGGAAAGGTGTTGCTGTAAATCCAATTACAGGCTTTCCCAAAGCTTTCAAGAATTTCATGTACATGCTGTCATTATCATACCTAACTGTATGGGCTTCATCAAGCAGCACTATATTGAAATCAGTAAATAAATCTGGTTGTTTATAAACAGATTGTATCCCTGCAACAGTTATATCTTTGATGACTTTACTCTTAAGCCCTGCTGAATATAGCCCAATTTCCAAGTCAGGATTCTGCCTGCTTACTGCTTTGTGATCTTGTGACAATATTTCCATGTCATGAGACAGTATCAATATCTTCTGGTTAGGCCACCAGCTTTTCACTATCCTTGTGAATTCAGCAATGATAACTGATTTGCCTGACCCAGTTGGAGCAACAACAAGCGGATTGCCTTTATTTGATCTGAAATAATCAAATATTGCATCAATAGCTTCTTGTTGATAATCAAATGGTTTGTATAAATTTATCATATCAATCTATATAGTCTAATGGATCAGATGACCAATTGTGATTGGAAACTTCATCAAGTAAATCTTTGTCTTCATCTTCTTTGATTTTTTTCTTGGCTTTGATTTTTTCTCTTTTAGCTTTTTTCATTAACATCTTGGATCTTTCTCTGGCTTTGGTTTCATTGTATTGTTTTATCCTGATGTCTTCTATCCCATTGAATATAGCGCACACCCATATAACAAAGGCAATGAGGATGGAACCAACAATCAGCCCAGAAAGAATATTTTCAATCATTCATTTATCCTATGCAACTGACCTTCTTTGTCAAGGAATTTCCTAGCTTCTTTCCATGCTTGGCCATCATCTGATTTATACATATCAACAATTCTATCAACAGCTTCATTGAATTTAGCAGCT